AAACTTTGCGTTACCCATATCAACGACCTCCAAATAAAGGTGAAGTAGAAGATCCAAATGTTCTAAATCTTCTTTCAATTTGTCGAACCAACTCATCTATAGCATTTGATTCAACAACACTGGCATTTATATTGATCGTGACACCGCCTTGACCCATGCCCATTGTTCTCTGTACTGCTTGAGGCATTTGACCCGTCTCTGGGACGACGAACTCCCCTCTGTGCAACATAGCTAGACCTTCATCGGCACCCGTAAACTTGATTCCACCACGTGCAGAGGGGATATATCGACCTCCACCACGTTTTGATAATATACCTCCTAAGATATTTATTCTGTCAAAAAACTCCTGTAGACCTCGCTTAAATCCTTCTTTGATATTTTTTCCAATGTTTTTCAATCCTTCTCTGGTAAATATTGATTTGAATCCATTGATGATAATATTAACCAATTCAGCGATTGCTTTAAAAAATCCAAAAATGATTCTATCAACAAATTGAACAAATGCACGAGGAAGAACCTCTAATAATATTTTAGGTAAAGCCTGCAAGCCCAGTTCTATTGCTTTTGCTCTTGCTTTGATATCCTCCTCTACACTCTTCTCTATCTCTTCAACAGTTGATCCTCTTTGGCCTAAATTACCAGCAATGTTAATTACTGCTCCAATGCTTTTAACTGCTGCCATTAAAAAGCCTGCACCTTTTGAAAAACCGCTTGAAACACCTTCTGAAAATTTATCTGCTATTTTTCCGAAAACATTACCTACTTTATTTGCAATACCTGAAGCAAAGTCTGACTCCAATAAAGTGGCAATTTTAATTCCAATAGAATCAATCAAAGACATCGCTGCAATTGTCAATTTAGCAAATATCTTTGTATTTCCTTGTGTAATTTTATCCGCAAATTTTCCTACTACTTTATCAGCACCCACTCCCACAACACCAAAAAGACTGGCAAAAAAACCTTCAATTTTTAATGTTAAGTCAAGTGCTTTTTGTAATGTTCCAACATAAATATTATCTACTACTGGTGCAATTTGCAATTTAAATAACTGTGAAATGCTTTTTGCAACAATTGAAGCATCTTTTATTATACTATTAAAGTCTATTAATTTTATACCGAATTTTCCTAGCAAATCATCAAAGACATCTGATAAGTCTCTCACTTCTTTTTTAGTATTGTTTGCTGCTTGTCCTATACTATCAATAGCTTTTTCTGTATTACCACTTGTACTATTAACAGCTGTTAAAGTTTTTTTAAACTCTTCCATTCCTGCTCTAAACTCTTCTGCGTCAGCAAATGCCTTTTCAAATGCTCCACCCATAGGAGTTAATGCACCTACTGTTTCACTTATTAGATCAACAAATACCCCTAAAATATCCATGATGACTTTAAAGTCTCTCTCAAATGCTTCTGCCATTGTTCCTATTTCTTTTGAAAACGATTCTATTAGAGAACCCACAAAAGCAAATACTGAACCGATATTAATTAATTGATCTGTTACTTTGTCTATTAATCCAGTTGATTGTGTAAACTTTTGAAGCATTCCATCAAATGATAATGTCATTGCTGATATAGCTACTTGAAAATTTGCTGCTGCCCTTGATGCTTCAGGGCCTGTCTTAATCCCAAATTTTTCAGTAAATGCCAAAAACCTTTCAAAGTCACCAGCCGCTAGGGCTTGATTCAACTTCGATCCCGCTTCTCCAAATAATGTAACTGCTACTCTACTTCGTTCACTTGAATCACTGATACCTTGTAAAAGTCTGATCCCATCAAGCATGATTTCATTATTTGATCTTAATTCTCCACTTGTGTTACGAACTGCAATACCAAAATCATTAAACTTTTTTTCAACTGCAGATCCTTCTGTTGATAATTGTGCAAACTGTCCAGATATAGCACCTAGTATTTCATTCAATCCTTCTGCAGGTTGACCAGAAGCAATCAGAGCAAATCTTAATCCTGAAATGGTTTTTGTTGCTAGTCCACTTCTAACAGATAAATCATTCAATTCATTTGTTAGATCCGCCATTTTTTTTGCAAGTGAAAAGGCTGCACCACCGGCCGCAGTAATTGCAATAGTGACTGCTCCAATTACCGCTCCTATCTTTCCAATTGCCATGCCTGTTTTTTTAAATTTCTCAAACTTAGAAGATGTTTCTTCTGTTTCCTCTTGTGTGTTCTCCAGTTCTTCTTGTACATCTTCTAAAGAGTCAACAATATTATCAAGACCCTGCTCTGCTGATTTAGTCTTAATGTCCAGAATGTATTCTACAAGATTTTGAGCCATGATAACCTCTTTGCATCCTATTATATCATATCAGTAAGATCTGAGAGATTAATAATTGGAAAGAGCATGCTATTTTTCCCTTTGCTTTGCTTCCTCAGAATCTTATTAAACCGCTTCGACCTCTGTACAATACAATGTACACATATATACAAATCATCAAAATCCAAGCGAAGAACCTCACTAGGAAGTTTTCCGTATGTACGAGCAATAAGATCAACAAGAAATACATAGTTAGGATCATCTTTGAAATCGTTGTAACCGTTCTATTGCCTCCTGTTGACCCTGCATAGCCTTATTAATGATGTTGTTACGGTCTTCTGTTGTAAATACACCAACCCAAAGAACGTTATTGTCAGAGTTCATTTGTTCCATGGCATGGCATAGAGTAATATTCTCCCATGTGACACCGTCTTCTGATGCTCTTTTGATCACCTTACAAAGGATTTTATCTTGATCCTCTGATATTCTTGCCATGGTTTCAGGTCTGATCGACTTTGCAAAATCCAAAAGTCTGAGGAGTTCTGTTTCATCAAGCCCTTCAACACCTTCTTTTTCTGCTTTTTCTCGCAACTGATCTATACTACTGATCCCTTTTTGCTTGTTTGATATCAAAACCTCCTGAGCAAGCAAAGAAGAACCCAGACCAATTTGTTCTATCTCTGGAGCAGTTAATATTCTTCCTTCAATTAGTAATTTGCCACCGAAGCACTCTACTTGAAATGTAGATGCTTCAGCGATTTCCTTTAATATTTGCATGATTCCTGTCCTTATATCGTTTTAAAATATTCTAATAATAATTTATCAAAGTCCAAACCTTTATATTCAGCAAGGGCCATGAGAAACCATTTAATACTTTTACAATTAGGAGTATTAAATTCTTTTTTCCATGCCACCAATTGACTCACATGGATCCCTGCTTTTTTTAATATAATTTCTTGCTCTCCTTTTTTAATGTACTTTGAAAAAAACGGATGATAGTTTTGTTTTTTTCCCATGTTGCTCCTTTATAAAATTGCCCATAGAAAAAAACCTATCACAAAACAAAAGAATATCCACAAGATTCCTTTTGTTATTTTTTTCATTAGTTTGCAACTGCTGAAGCTTGTTGATTTGTAATCTTGATCTGTATTGCTTCATCAACTGCATCAGATTCACCTACAAAGGTCATTGTTCTCTCAATAGGCCCGAAGGTATTAATAGCATCATCATAATCAACAATATAAGCATTTCTGATTGTTATTTCGCAAGCATCTGATTCGCTATTTGTCAAAGTGAAAACGACATCTGATTGAGTACCATTTATGTAGTTATCAAATAAATTGTTATCTTCCATTTCCAAAGTAACTGACAAAGTAACATCCTTAACATCAGACACAACTGGCTCTAAGGTTTTCTTATCACCCAATACGTTTCTTCTTTCAAGTTTGTTATCAAGTGTGAATTCAAAAGACTTCATTGAGTAGTTATTTCCACCAAATGAAATTGTACTACATTCAAAGTGGAACATCTGACGACCTGATCCAAATGAAGATGTTAATGCAGCTGCTCTTGATTGAGAATCCTGTGCAATAATCTCAAAAGAAGCAGTGATCTCTTCTCCTGCTGCTCCTGAAATATTCATGCTTGCAATCTTACAACCCAAAAAGATCTCCTTTGAGTTGCTGATTCCTGTACCTCTCTGGAGAGCAATAGATAAAGATGGGACTGTACCGTCAGCAGTTGGTACATAAAGATGCTCATAGTCTGGTCCTGATCCTGAAGTTGTTGCATTTCCCACTGCAGCCTTTAAAAGCATACCTGTACCTTCGTAAAGCAAGGGAAGATCTATAGAACCTCCACAATTAAGAAAGGCTTCAAAGTGTCCATTCTGAAAACCACCACCACCGGATTGAGACAGATGTGTTTTTCTTTCCTTCTCTTGTGTCTTTTGAAAAGATGCAGAGATGATTCTATTGTCAACATTCATGGCTCCTGCTATAGTTCCATATGTTGATTCTTCTCCTAATTTGATAAATGCACCGCGACCGAATTGTAATGGCATGATGACCTCCTAAGATGGTAGTAATTGTCTAACTTGTAATAGACATGATAATATAAAAACTTCTGAATCTGAACTGTAGATCAATGCTCTAACGACATAATCTGTATTTGTTGCTCCTGCTTGAACTCTCACACGACACCAACCTGCGATCAGTCTTGTTTCTTCCAAAGCATACATTGATGCCTGATTGATCCCTGATGAATTTAAAACCTGTACATCAATATACTCAATAGCTTTGAAATCAAGTCTTTCGTTATATGGCAATGATCTAGGAGCAAGCAACTGAGACACAGGGAACCAAACATCTATTTTTTCATCTACATCTTTTTGTATAATAGTAGTGGGAATTGTAGAGAGTCCTGATCTGCTTTGTAGGTTGATGATATTTCCAAAAGGAGCACCCAAATAAATATATCCAGTCAAAGGAGATCCACCACCACCGTAAGAAGTGGAATGATCTACTGATTGAGTTGGGTTATCCCAATAAACAAAGGCTACAAGCATTGTATTTGAAGCAGGTAGGTTATACCCTGCAACCTTGAAAACCCCTCGAGGAGTTGCAGGTGTCCAAGTTGTACGTTCAAAAGCTATTCGTTGCCCTGTCTCATCAGTTATAACAACATCATATCCACTTGTACTTCCTGTAGTGATTACATTATCCCAGAAGTCGTCAAACTCTTTTGGAATATCAATAGCAAAGTCGATAGATCCAGAAGAAGCACTTGAACAATCAATAACAACTGGAATACGTCTTTTAAAATCTTTGTTAAACCAACTCATCTATACACCGAATTGTGATTGATGGGATACCCTCACCTCTAATAATGAGATCCCTGTGTTAGATATACCATATTCTTCACCATCGAGAGCAGTAAAATTAACAATTACATCTTGAGTAAGACCTGAAAGTCCTAGTGTTCGATCAGAAGTGATTGCTTTTTGAACATCTCCTGCTAGATTCATGGCATTTTTGATCCTTGTTTCAAGTGTATCTCCACCCGCATAGCATACAATCTGATAGACTGATTCACCTATATACCTGCCCAAAGTCCTGCCTTGTTGCTCTATGGTATCAATAAAAACGATACTAGCAGCAGGAACTTGAGGTGCATTCAAAACTGCACCAATCACAACCCGACCCGACAGATCAAAACCTGAAAAACCGCTTGAAAAATCAGCAGCTATTAGTGTCTTTAATCTTGACAATATCTGTACATGTATAATATCAGACATTAATCTGCTCCCAGACTAACATTAAGAAGAGAAGATAGCCTATCAGGAAGACGTTCAGATTCTGCATTGACAGCCCTACCCAGAAACAACCGAGGCTTGATATAACGAGTACCAAATTCAACATATTCAGCATAATCCACATCTGATCCCGATGAAGATCCGCCTGCTCTTAGTACTACTCTGGGAGTACCCAGAGGAGAATCTACAAGACCTGTGATAGAAGATCGTAATCTTCCTGTGACTACTTGAGGATCAGAGGTAGCATTTTCTTTTGCGTCTCTCTCCATTCTTAGAGCGGATCGAATAAGAACCCGTTCTAACTCTTGAAGCAGTCTATTATCTGCTTTTTTTACTCGCTTGAGGAAATCATCAAAAGATAGTTGAGACATTTCTATATCCTCTTAGTATCTCTTTGACTTCCAAAGGCATTGTTCTAGGTGATAATGTAACTGTGCTATTTCTTTGTGTGATAGATACGTTTCCCTGATTGCTCTTTGCACGCTGTAAATGACTACAATACACACAAATAGCATGAACCAAATCAGAAGGGGGGTTTGATGTACTGAAACCAAAAGAACCTATAATTTTGATGGCCCTAAATCCAGTATCAAAAGAATCAGGAGAAGTATCTTTGAGGATAATCCTTCCCAGTTCTTTATCTATCTCATATTGAGATCCTTCTATCAGAGTATCAGAACCATATACCCGATTAAC